CCCACGCAGCTATTGCCTCTCGTGTTATCTGGTAGCGATGAAGGATCGTGACGTGCGTCGCGGACGCAGACAGCCGGGTGGGCGACGTCGCCGCAAGTTGTACGTAACGACTCGTCAATGCGCTGAGTGTGGCGCTGAGTTCACGATCGGCAGCTCTGCCGCCCTGGTCTGTTCGGCTGAGTGCCGGCGACGGCGCGAGAAGTTTAGAAACAGGAGCAACAACAATCGCCGGCGGGCAGTGCTCATCGGCGAGTCGTATTCACTGGCTGAGCTGATCGAGCGCGACAAGTCAACGTGTCACTTGTGCGGCAAGCATGTCGATTGCAGCCTGTCTGGCCGCGATGAGATGGGGCCGACGATCGACCACATCCTCCCGCTGTCGTTCGGCGGCGCCGATTGCAAGTCGAACGTGAAGCTGGCTCACCGTTCCTGCAACGTGTCGCGCGGCAATCGCGGGACAGTGCAACTCATGCTCGTGGGGTGACGCGATGATCGCAGAGGTAGCGGCGACGGGTGACCGGCGCAAGACGCTTGAGGCGATGCGCGACAAGCTCGCCCGCGACATGGACGAGGCACCGCCTGCGGTCGTAGCCCAGATTGCCGGCCGTCTGTCAGCGATCCTCACCGAGCTGGACGAGATGCCCGACACCGAGAAGAGGTCGACGCTCGATGAGCTTGTTGCACGACGTGCGAATCGGATCGCAGCGGCCGAGAGTGTCGAGCCTGCCAAGCAATCGCTCAGGCAGCGCAGGTAGTGACGCTGTAGACCTGGCCGCAACGGCGGGGCTTGTCCTCGACGACTGGCAGGCCTGGTGCCTTGACATGGCGATGGGGGAAGATCCCAACCGGCAATGGTCGGCCTTCGAGGTCGCGATCATCGTAAGCCGGCAGGCAGGCAAGGGAAGCATTCTCGAGGCTCGCCAGTTGGCGGGCCTGTTCCTGCTTGGCGAACGGCTGCAGGTTCACACGGCGCACGAGTTCAAGACGTGTTTCGAGCACTTCCTGCGCGTCGTCAACCTGATCGAATCGGCACCGGATCTCGACAAGCGCGTGCAGCGCATCCGTCGTGGTGCTGGCGAGCAGGCGATCGAGTTACGCAACGGCAACCGCTTGCGGTTCCTTGCCCGCTCTGGCGGGTCAGGCCGCGGCATGTCGGGCGACGTGGTGTACCTCGACGAGGCCTTCGCGCTGACCGCGCCGATGATGGGCGCGCTGTTGCCGACACTCTCGGCACGGCCCAACCCTCAGGTGTGGTACATGTCGTCGGCCCCGAAGTCGACAAGCGAGGTGCTGGCGCAGGTCCGCAAGCGCGGCCATGAGGGCAAGTCGCCCCGCCTGTTCTTCGCCGAGTGGGGCCATGAGCGCGGCGTCGACATCTACGACCGCGACAACTGGTACATCGCGAATCCGGCGCTCGGCATCCGTGTGTCGGAGGAGTTCATCGAGGCCGAACTGGCGGCGATGGAATCCATGCCTGAGGAGTTCGCCCGCGAGCGTCTCGGCGTTCCCGACCCTGACCCGTCAGAGGCCCGCCCCGTCAAGCTCCCCGCGGCAGCGTGGGCGGCAACGATCGTCCCCGACTTACCCGACCACGAATCGGCAACGGTGCTGACGTTCGACGTGTCCCGTGACGGTGAATGGTCCACGGTGGCGATTGCTGCCGGCACCATGTCGTCGCCGTATGTCGAACTCATCGAGCACAAGCAGGGCGTTGGCTGGTTGCCGTCGCTCCTGGTCGACAAGGTTCGCAGCATCGGCCCCGTGGTCGTCGGCGTCAATGGCGCTGGTCCCGCTGGGGCGCAGGTTGGCCCTGTGCTGGCCGCGTTCGCTGATGCCGGTATCGACGCCTCGTTGCTCAAGCAGTTGAGCACGACGGAGTACAAGCAGGCGTGCGGCGGCTTCTACACCGATGTCGTCGAGGGTCGCCTCCGCCGTCCTGACCAGGGCTTCGACGGCAAGCGTTCGCCGCTCGACATCGCCGCGTCCGACGCCACAGAGCGCCCGCTCGGCGATGCGTGGGCGTGGGACTTCCGCAACGCAACCGTGCCCATCTCACCGCTTGTAGCGGTGACCGTGGCGCGTTCCCTACTGCCCGCCAAAGAGGCTTCATCGCCCGTGTTCATCTACTGAGGAGGCCACGTGAATCGCAATGTCATCACGTCGGCGCTCGAGGTCGTGGGTGCGGTTGCAGTCGTCGTCGGTGTCGCCACGTTCAGTGCCGGCGCTGCGTTGATCGTTGGCGGCGCGCTGGCGATCCTGTTCGGTAGGGCGGCGGCATGAGCCTGCTCAAGCGCGAGCGGCGCAGCCTTGAGGGGCTGGTGTCGATCATCGAGAACGCTGGCGGCCGCGGCCGTGGTACCACCACATCCGCACCGTTGGCGTCTACCACGTCGGCGCTCAAGGTGGCGGCGGTGTGGTCGTGTGTTCGCCTGGTGGCTGACGCCTTGGCTGCGGCTCCGGTTGACGTGTACCGCAAGGTAGGCGACACGCGTGAGAACGTGGCGACCCCGCCCGTGTTGGTGTCGCCTGACCCGACGATGACGCAGCACGAATGGATGTTCTCGCTGGTCGCTTCGTTGATGCTGACCGGCAACGCCTACGCGGTCAAGCAGGAGTGGCGGCAGGGGTGGCCGTATCGCCTCACGTTGGTTGATCCGTCGCGGGTCGTGCCGATGGTCGAGGATGGCAATCTCATCGGCTACCGGATCGACAAGACCGAGTGGGCCGTTGACGCCATCTTGCACATCAAGGCGTTCACTCTGCCGGGT